TGCATCTTTTGCGTTCATCATTCTTTTTGTTTAAATATTAATAAAAGATTTTGTTTATCATTTAACTCGTTGCAATATTTCCTTTATTGCATTCATAAGTTCTTGTTCTTTGCTTGGCTTTGTCTTATAGGTAAATAACCCTTCTACACTAAAGCCTTTGAATTTGCCCTCTTTAACATCGTTCCACACACCTTCGTTATCTACTTTGAACGAACCAAACCACGAGCCGTCAGGCGCATCTTCAAAACCCTTCATTGGTTGTATGCCACGGCTTTCGTCTGTAATAAAGCTTTCAAACATAGTAACCCCTTCTACTTGTTGTTCAGGAGAGTGCATCAAGTTTACGTTTGACTGATAGCCTCTTTTGAAAAACTTTTGCGCAATCTTAAAAATAGTATCTTTACTAAAGACCACATAATAATCCCCGTAAGTAGCATCACTGCGAAAAATAGGTACATCAGCAAGCATAAGAGGTCCAGAAATAATACGCTTATCTTCGCTAACCACTTCAAATCGTTGTTGGTTTTTAAAGGCATTCCAATTCTTTTGAATAGCAGGTCTGTCTACGAGTGCCACATAATCCACCTCGGCATCGTCATTCATATCCTCGCTAATGTCTAATAAATAAACAGGTAAGTCCATAATCTTAAATATTAAGGGTTTTAAATTGTTATCATTTAACCAAATCTTGCTCTTTGCTGAATAGCTGCAATCCTTTGTTGGTTACTTGTTACATCGTTCTCAACAACGTAAGCCCTTACGGCTTGGTTGCCTATTGCGTTAATTGTTTGGTTACTTAGGTTTGTAGTTGCCGCTTGTGGTTGTGGTGGTGTTATTGGTGCTGCCGAACTTATACTCGGTGCAGTTGCTCCACCCCCTACATTACCAGTTCCCTTTGCAGAAGGTATGTTAGTGCTAATAATCTTTTTAACATTTACCAATCCTGCTGCAACTGTGGCTGCTGCTGCAATCGCTCCGAATGGTGGGGGATAAGCACCTAAAGCTTTGGTCGCACCTTCATAAGTAGACATAACCGCTTTAGCAACTGCAATAGCTTTTCCTGCAACGCTATTTTGGTCTATAAGACCTGCAACGGCATCAAGGGCTGCCATAGCCCCTTGCTTTTGTAATTCAAGTTCTTTTAGCTTATCATCAGTTTTTTGCTTTTCAATTTGCTTTTCGGTATTTGCTGCATTTTGTTGCGTTTGTATACCTTGTAAAGCATAGTTAGTCGTTACGGACATAACCTTCATTTGACCTGCTATCCTTTCATTATCTAACGCTTCTTGCTCTTTTTTAGCTTTATCCTTTGCATCTTTTTCGTCTTGTGCAACTTGCTTTTGGCTTACTAAGTTGTCTTGTTGTAATAGCTTCCTTCTATCTTGTTGGTTTTTTAATAAGTCCTGAGAAAATTGTTTATCTTCTGCTAATTTCTTATCGTTTTCTGCCTTACGTTTTGCCGCAGCTTCTTTACTTGCATCATCAGAAGCTTTAGCAGCATCTTTCAATCCGTCATTAATACGCTTTTGTTCCTGGGCATCTAAAACGGCTTGTTCGGTTTTTAAACCTCTAAACTTCTTAAGTTCCTCATCAGTTAGCCCTTCTTTAGTTTTTAGCTTTGCCCTTAAAAAGTTAAGTTCTGCTTCTCCTTGTTGTTTAGATAATTCGTATATTTCCTTCTCCTTTCCACCTTGTGCAGTAAGCACTTTAATTCTTGCCTCAATACCTTCGTTACCACGCTTTGTTGTTTTCTCTAAAGAAGCCAAAGCACGTTCTGCTTGTGATGTAACACCTACAAAGTCCGTAACTTTTGTAATGATATTGCTAAAGAAAGTTCCAACTTGTGCAAGTCCTGGCACTAAATTTAAAACCGCCTTCTTTACTTTGTCAAAGTTAGCAGCTACTAAACCAATGCCGATTGCCAAAGCACCAATACCTGTTGCGATTAAAGCCCCTCTTAAAGTAGAGAATGCACTTACTACCTGCGTTTTAATAACTGTACCTAATTGCTTAAAACTATCTATGCTTTCCCCTACTGCTTGTAAGCCTTGAGATAAAGCCATAGCAGAATTTACTTTAAGTAAAGTTTTCTGCAAGTCCTCGTTCTCCTTACCAAATAAAGCAGTTGCACCTTGTAAAGCACTAAAGCCACCGGCTACACCACTAAGCGATGCAGTTAAGGCTTTGAACTTAGCATCTGGATTGAAGGCATCAATTAAACTCTTAGCATCTCCGATTTGGTCTTTAAGTTCGGCTGCCCTCTTTGCTGCGTTTACGGCTTCTTTGCTACTTGCTCCAAACTGCTCGGATAGTTTTGTTACCTCAGCGGTTGCTTCTCTTAGCTGCGCTTTTAACGAGCCTAAAGCTTGGTCTTGGTTACCGCCGACTGTTATATTTATACCTACGTTCTCTTGTGCCATTAGTATGAAGTTTCTATTACTTTAAGGAATGATAATTTAGTAGTGTTGTATTCCATTGGGTTAAAGTTCTCGACTTTATTAAGCCTAAACAATACCCCGTCTATAAATACATATTTACTAAAATCTAAATTGAAAATGTCTATAATATCCAATAAACCAAAGCACGTTAATAGCTTACTATCCTTGCTTGTTATTTCAGCAATGTAAGGACTATGAAAGGCATTAAATACGTTTGTGCTTGGGTAACTATTAGGGTTAAATTGTAGTTCTTTAGGTGCGCCAAAGTTAATGTCATTAGTAGGGTTAATAGGGTCATCTAAGTGTCCTGCGTAACCATAGCTTGTATAAGTAGCCAAGTTAGTAGTTGTGTTCATAATATTCCAACTTGCTACACCGGTAATCTTCTTTGTTTGCATTATACGAATAATGCTATCCATTCTATCTTCTGCGCTATTTGTATTTGACTTCTTATAGATTGCAGGGAATACTTTGTCTTGTCCTGTTTGCTGAAACAATACAGATGCAGCAAATATAACTTCTAAAGTGTCGGTTTCTTTTACAAAATCAAACTCGGTATCATAAATAAAATCTCCATAGCCTTCGGTGTACTTCTTGCGGTAGTTTTCTCCGTAGAAATCATTGTCAGCCTTAAACTTGTAGTTATAGTAACGAGCGTTAATCTCGCTCATTGGCTTTATGCTTATAGGTTTTGCTCTATCTACTTTGTTAGTCCAATCTTCTGCATTAGCCGATACTTCAGGATAAAAGTCCACATACGGACTAATAACCAGTTCCTTGTCGTTAAACTTATTCTCATAGACGTAAAGATTAAACATCTTAACAATGCTTAAAAAGAAATCAGTTTGAAATATACCTTTTGGGATTGTATCGTTTACCTTAATTGTTTCTCCTAAGTTTACCTGCACTTGTGTAGGTGTGCTTGTAGTAACACCTATTTCTCCTAAAGTTATATCCAGGATAATGCCGTTTCCTAATATCTCAACTTGCATTGTGTCAGTATTAGCAAAGGTTACTCCGCTAACAGTGAACTCGCAATTCATAAAGTTACTTACACTTGCATCAAAATCTTGTCTGCCTATTTCAATGTTATTCTTTTTAAGTATAACAGAATAGTTTGGTAATGGTGGATTGTAAAAGGTAACGTTGCCCCTTAATAAAACCTTTATATCGGTTGTAATTGTTACACCGCTTCCATAAGTAAATAACTGCCCTAACCCGTCAAGTGTAAAGCTACCTGCGGTAACCATTGTATATTCTACATAAGGACTTAGGTTTGTGTTTATTGTTATTAGCTTGGCTGCTGCGTTAAGGCTTGTATTGTTTAGCGTTGTTATGTTTGTTTGGTTATGCGGTATAATTAAACGCTTGAATAAAGCAGTATCAAAGAACGGGCAACTAAAAGTATAATCTGTTCCTGCAAATATCTTTTGCATATACTCTTTTACATACAAAGCAGGTCTAAACGTTGTGTATTGAAAGTCCTTTTTAAGTGTTCCGTATGTTCCCGTACTTACGTTTCCGTAATCAATCAAAGGATAGTAATAGCCAGAACCCCCTGCGTTATCCCAACTCGCACTAATATTGGCTACGCTATAAGTATGGTTGTAAGCACTAAAATCTAAATCTTCCAAACGCTTATTGCCTAACTGATTAATAAAGCCACCAAGTTCCCCGACAACGCTACACTGGTATTCAATAGTTTCTTTGTCAATAACTATTTCCAATATTCGTAAAGTGCCTTTGAATATTTGCACCTTATCAATAAAAATTTTGCAGTTCGCTTGTTTAGTTACGTTAAAGTTATACCCTACGTTTGGTAAGGTATTATCCGTAAAGTTAGCGTTGTTAAGTTCAAAGATGTACCCAAATACAAGGTTATTGTTTGCCGTTCCTGGAACGCTAATTGTTTTACTATAAGAAGTATTGCGACTACCGAACTCACTTACATCGTCAATGGCATAAGTAAACTCGGTAGATATATCCTGCAATAGATCAATCTTCTGCTCTTCTACGTATATCTCGGTACTAATCATTATCTGAATTGGCTTGTTAAGTATTTTCCTACTTCTACTTCAATCTCAAAGTTAAATAGTTTATCTGCACTTTCTAACTTGTACTCGTAATTGCTTGTACTTATGGTAACAGGGAAATAAGCACCAAGAACCTCCATATAAACAATAGGACTTGATACAAGCTGAGCCAACCACGAATAATCTTGTTCGCTAACCCAATCAGAAGTAAGCCTATATTTATCCTTATGCTGAATAGCATAGTTGAAAGTTGTTTCGTTATATCTGTTATATCCATCTATGTTTGTCATTTGTCCACCTACAAGCTGCCAATCGCTTCGCCTGTATGATGCTCTTTGGTATTCGCTTGACCTTCTATTAACAAGGGCAAACTTTTTAGTGTCCCAACCGCCAAGCCTATTTAGGAACTCTAAGTTGAATTGTTGGTATTTAGGATAGCACTTATGCTTAATCTTAATTACCCTTGTTTGTGCGCCACCTCTTTTTAAATAAAAATTATAGCCGTAAGTATTCTCATCTATAATCGTGCCAGATGCCCAATCGTTTATGTGTCCTGCTTGTAGGTTAAACATATTAAATTGACCGCTTAAGGTTATGTTACCAGATACAGTATTAGTAACCACATCGCCTTGCCCTAATACTTCTACCCAAGCCGAATAACCACCCGTTGCAATTCTAAGGAAGGTAATGTAAAAGTTATCTCCGTATTCAAGGGTTATTTCGTCTGTATCTCTTTCCGTTAAGAAATCATCGGTAAAGTTTTCTAATAGTAAATTATCGTAATAGTCCGATAGCACCAAAGGTGTTTGGTTCTTTGTTAAGAATACGTCAGCAAACAATGGCGGTACAAAGTTGTAAGCCGAATAGCTGCCCGATGCTAAGTTTGTAGTTGTAACACCGCTTACCTCTTCGCCTATCCTTACTTGGTAATCTACTTTGATCTTATCATTTGATGCTACAAGTATTGAGTTACCTGAAGGCTCGAAGTAGTTAGTAACAAAACTTCTTACCATTGGAGATGCGTTGAACACCCCATAGCTACCTTCTGCACTTGGAGCAGGAAATACTTTAGAACGTATTACCTGGCTGCCGTTTATATAAACATCATAAACGAATTTAAAGTTTGTAGTTCCGCTATTAGTAGAACTTGATACGAACCATAAGTTATCGTGCATAGAAGAATAAGGTGCAGGACTACTTGTTATTGTTATTGCCATTGATTGCTTGTTTGATTTGAATTTGCACATCGCCACCTACTGCGATTGCTATATTCTCAATAAATTCTTTATTAAATATTTGCGCTACCGCTCTATCAAAGTAGCGTGTAGATTTTAAACCTTTCCTATGTATACTTCGAGCAATTAAAAAGGCTAAGGACTTCTTGCCTTCTATTGCCTTTGCTTCAGTTCCAAGCTTTGTATATTTTTTAACCGATACCGACTTTAGTTTATTGTAACTAAGCCATTTTTCTATTGAACTTACCGGAACGGCTTTTTTATTTCCCTTAAAAGCGTAAGGTGTTTTATTGTCTGCTTTCTCGTTCTTTGTACCTTTTACCCCTTTGTTTACAAAGTCATAGTATTTAGATGCTTCGCTTCCTGGTTCATAACCGAGGCTTAAAATGTAACCCGTGCCAAACTTTGTAATGATAGGCAAAGCCGGTTCTGCCAATCTTCCAGAACTCGTAATATTTTCCTTGTCAAGTATTTCGGTAATCTTATCGTTAAAGGCTTTACCATATAAAGCTAAAGTATCTTCTAAAACGGGAAGTTCTCCTGGCTTGTACTTATCAAAGCTACCGCCTAAGCTTTGTATAAAGCTATCCCTTAACGCTTGTATTTGTGCTTTCGATATACTCACGCTAATAAATATAAGGAAGGTCTAAAAATAACTAACCCCACCAAAAATGGCAGGGCTACTTAAGTTTCCTATGTTGCTCTTTATCGTAATCGGCTTTAGCCTTTAGATAGGATAGGGTATTTAAGAATTGTATGGTGGTTAGCTCATAGCTTTGGTCAACTGTGATATTTTCGTGGTCGGCAACAGATTTGGCGCAATACTGCCATCCAAAGTGCTGCATAAAATTTGAACTACCTCTTTCGCTTGTTCCAAACTCATTCCCTTGTTCGTCATTTCCTGAACCAAATAACCCTGAGAAACTTCTATCCAATTTCTGTATACTTGATAAAAAAAAACAATGGATTGATAAACGTGCATAAAATTAGCCCCTTGTAAGTCCTCGGCATATTGGCTATGCTTTGCCGCATCGTAGGTATCATCGACCCATTTACCACACCAAGTTTTGCGTTGTGGCATAACCATTGAGGCTGCTAACTTGTGTAGGTTACCTACTAAGTCCGTACTAAATACTTTTGTCTCAATGTATCTGGCTGCTTTGATTTGCTGCACATCATAAATAAACTTGTAACGTTTGCCGTTTACTTCGGTGTACTTAACCGGCTTACCTTCTATCTTATGATCTAAAAAGTCAAGGGTTACCTTCAATTTGTTAAACTCCCCTACGCTTAGGCTATCTACTTGCGTGTCTGTAAGGTTATGCAAAATGCCTACTAACTTACTTTCTACATCTAAGGTTGTCCAATCCTTTTCAGGCTTTGTAACTATCGGGTAAATCTGTTGGTACTGCCAAACTGTTAAATCGTTCCAAGTCATTTTCTTAGTTTTAACATTATCTCATAAGCAAGATGCCCACCTATGTAGCATAACGCTGCCAAAGGTAAGCAAATTGCAAAGAAGTACAATATTTTTATTACTTTAAGGATACGGCTACACTTGTTGTGCTACTCTTAGCAGGTGGGTAAACTCTGGTAACCTCGCCCGTAACTCCGTTAATAATATCAAGTCCTTGATGCGGAACTTTTTTTAGGAACTCTTCCATATCCTTTTTGGCTTTAGCTGCACTATTGTACTCGGTCATAATTTCCTCGTATGCAGGACTTTCGCATTTAGTATAGTCATACTTAACTCCGACCTCGCGAATGTTAAACTTAGCACTCATATACTCGAAGTCCTTGCCGTTTAATACGGCTGCTTGTAATACCGCATCTTTATAGTCCTTGTTTGCCTTTAGTGTTTCGAGCATATCCTCTAAGGCTTTAACTTGAAGATGTGTTTTTAACGGGTCAAGTTCCCCTGCGTTTAAGCGTTCAATTAATTGGTGGGTAAACTCGATGCGTTGTTCTTTTGTTGTTTCGAAGATTTGTTGTAATTCCATTGTGTTATTTGTTTTGGTTATATTTGATTGATTGTAACACTTCATACCAATATTCAATATCTCCAGCAATAATTGTATTGCCTAAATCACTTGCACCTGTATGCCATGTTAATCTGTCAATCATCTCGTTTACTACTATTCTTGCACATTCTTTAGCCTTTCTTAAAATTGATTCTGGATATTCTGTGTTAGTTAGCATTGAGCTACCAACATATCCATTTACATAAGGCTTAAATTTTTCTACTAATTCTGTTGCTTTTTCTTGTGGTGTCATAGGTTATTTGTTTTAATCTTTTATAAATTCTTTTGTTATTGATTGTTCAAGTCCTTCAAGTACCTCAACGCTATTACATTCAACAATAATTTTGCAATGAGGGTGATAGTTATTATTTAAATACTCAATTAATGGCTTTGCAGCTTCTAATAATAAATCTTCATTCATAGGTTATTTGTTTGGTTATAGGTTTGGTTGTAGTATTCATCTCCATATGAAATAGTATCCTTAACAAGACTATCCCTTAATTCATCTTCAGACATTTCATCAAGTTTTTCTCTATGTACTATTGTTTTAATAGAACAAGCATTACCTGCATCTATTATCTGCTCTTTTTCTTTTTCAAGTAAATCAGTAGCAATTCTTAATACTAAAGGTGACATAGGATAAGCCTCAATTAATTTAAGCTCATCAATTAATTCTTGCATTGCTGTTTTCATAGGTTATTTGTTTTTGGAATTATGTTTCTAATTTGATTAAATAATTGTTTTTAAATAGCTTGTTTTTAATTAATTAGAAGTATATTTCTAATTTTATATTGTTTCGGGTTTGTAATTATCTATGTCAAAAAAGCCGATTTCTGACTTATGTTCTGGTTTTCTTAATCTACGTTTAGAAGGTTCGTAACCCTTCTCGTTGCAGTAGGTAAGTATCTCCAGATAGGTCGCATCTATGTTAGACATCATAATGCTGATAGGCTCACTTGCGTAATATTTGTCTATATATTCTTTTGTGCTTTGGGTCATAGTTTTTAATTGTGTAGTCAAATAATGCTGCCATTACAAAACCTGTTGCAATTAGCAGAAGGCATATAGCGTAAATCATTTTGAGTAGATGTCTTGTAATTGTCCAATAAGGTAACAAGCTACTAAAAATACGGCTAAAAGTTGTGCGGTTTCTTTTTTCATTGTGTTTGTGTTTAAGTTTAAAAAGGTGGGGCTATATTTCAAGCCCCTGAAATTTTAATATTCGCCGTTGTAATTTGCAGACCATAAGTCAGAGCAATTAAAAATAGCTGCTTCCATAGCCTTCTCGGCTTCAAACATATTACACTCGACTGCATATCCATTAGCCGAATACCCGTTCCAACCTTTTAGCTGACCGCTTAATTGGCTAATTTGCTTTGATGCTTTTTGTAAGTCAGTTAATTGAGTAGGCATTTTAAACCAATCTTGCTTTAGTAGCCATTGTTGGTAAGAAGTAGGTGTACTTAAAAATTGCTGACCTTTGTACTTACCGAATTTTAAAGTGAAGTTTTGCATAAAAAATGTGTTTGTGGTTAATTGATATATCAAATATACAACCTTTTCACATTACACAATCAAATTGTGAAACTTTTTTTAAAAATTGTGATGAGCGGTAAATATCAAGGATAAGCGGTAAATTATAGGAAGGCATACCTACCCGTGCCACGTTTAAGGCTGAAGTTCTGCCAAGCCAAAGCCAAAGCCATAACGGCATCATCGTGAAAGCCTGAAGGTGCGGAGTACTTAACACCCGTTGCCGTATACTGATACTCAAATACTTCAAGTTCCTGGCTGATTATACCCTCTGGGTAGCCTATCTTACCTTGATGTATTGCAGCTTGTAAGCCTTCCATTAGTTGTTGTTTACTTGAACTTGTAAACTTTAAGCCTTGTATCATTACCCCTTCTCTTTGTAAGTCCTCAAGGATAGGGTCGCCAACCCCCGTAGAATCGACAAGGATAGGGCATTTAGGCAATCTAAGTATGTTTTGCTTAGTATTGTGCCAATCCATTTGAAAGCGGTCAAAATAAGCCACGTTTCCATCTTCGTCTAAGCCTACGATAACAGTCCAATCGACTGACTTAGCAAGGTCAATCCCATAAGCTACAATCGGCATTGTTGTTACTGGGTGTATACAATTACGAATGTATTGACTACCAAATGGGTTTGCTGCGTTCTCCGCAGGGTTTGCCATATACTCCTGCTCAAACACAACCTCAGGCAGTTGCTTCCTTGCATCGTCTATTTCGTTGGGGTCAATGTAAGGGTTATCGTATGTAGTGAACTTAAAGCTTTGCCAATCGGGTTCTGCTTTGCTAAACAAACTAAAGAAGTAGTTTTTACCTTTTGGGGTGCTTAAGAATATAGCTTTACCCTTGTAGTCCGTTAAAGTAGGTCTTATCGAATTTAGCCACCCATCTTCAAGGTTAGGTATGAAGGAAGCCTCATCTATTACGGCTAAGTGAAACTTTAAACCTCTAAGATTGTCTAATCTTTCGCCTGTAAAGAAGCGTATGCTTCCACCCGTTATAAATGTAATAACAAGGTCGCTTTCGTTCTTAGAGTATATTTCTAATGGCAATAGGTCTACTATCTCTTTAAAAAATATCTTTCCTAATTGGTAAGTAGGTGTAATGTAAGCTACACGCTTTTTGTTTACTGCCGTGTCTATGCTTATTGTTTGGCTAATCAAGGACTTGCCAAATCTTCTCCCTGCCATCATTACAATAAACCTACTATCGCATTCAATTACTTGCTTTTGCGCTGGGTGTGGGTTATGTAACTTCAAGCCTATTGTCTGCATTATCTATCGTAAGTTATTTTAATCTCACTTACTTCGTGCTTGTTTTCTGACTTCTCTACTAAGCTATTTAATCGCTGAGTAATGCTTGGATTATAAACCCCTGCCATTCCCCCTTCGATTTGGTCTTGTCTAATTGTTTTCTTAATACGCGAACAGATGGTACGAAAATCCTCATAAGCATTATCTAAATTGGCAAAGTATCTTCCTAAATCGCTGATAATTCCTTGATTATAACAATAGTTTTCAAAGCCTTCTATTGTTAGAGGTCGCTCCCTTAATCTGTAAACTTCGTCTCCATCTTTGCCTACGAAATCGTGTACTCTAATAGGATTGCTTTTACAATATTCGCAATACTCGGTAAAGTATTGTAGCATTAACTCAGGCGTTTCTATTGCTTTATGTCTACCCATCTATCTTGTTTTTATAGTGTTGGCATATCCTATCCATTACAGATAGGTAATATGTGTTAAAATCTTTGTAACCTTCGTTGTCTTGTTCGTATGTCTTGTATAAGATGCCCCTTAATCTTTGGCTCGGTGTTTTAAACGTGTCTGGGTCTGCCTTTAGATTTTCTATTACGTCTTGCTCTTCTTTGCTAAAAGGTTCTTCTTTGATTGCTAAGTAGCAGAACTGTTGGTTAAGTTGGAATATATCCGCAGCATCTTTAGGACTTAGTTCTTGGGTTGCTATTGTTAGCTTGATTGTCTTGTCTTTGCGTGATGCTATGCTTTCTATTTGACTTGATAATAAAATCATAGTATGCCGTTTATTATATCGTTAGCTTCGTCTATTGCATCTTCTTGGTCTAAGTATGTGTCTACGTCTGCTATATGTTTGTTAATTAGGGTTTCTGCCATTGCATAGGTATAGTGTCCTATGGTGGTCATATCATCTCCGTTTTTACCTGTCTTACATACCGCAAGGAAGTAAGCTTTGTGGGTTAGAAGTAGCCATATAGCGTTTAGTTTTCTCATCTACCTTGTCCTCTATAAGCTTTTTCTCTTGGCGTGTGCTTATTAAAGGACTTCTTTGCAGAGCCTCTTTTGCGTTTGCCAAAACTAACTTTGTTATTGTTCTCTTTAATCTTTGCCATAATTCTTTGCGTGTATGTCTTTTAGGAACTCTTTATATTGTTTTTTGTCTCCGTATTCTATGTGGCATTTCCTACACAAACCCATTAGGTTTTCAATCGTGTCTGCCTTTTTGCTTCCACCCATTCCCCTCGCTTCAATATGATGTATATCTACCGCTTGTGAGCCACACACTTCGCAAGGAATGAAGTCCGTTTTTTTATACCCCATTCCCTGCAAATAAATTTGTGTGTGTTTCTGCATACTTTCCCCATTAAATTTTCCGTTAGTTAATAATAAAAATTTAAGTATGCAAATTATTTTCCGTCTATTTCTTTTAGTTTATTAATTGCCCATTCAACCCCACTTGTACCGCCCCAAGCATCCCACATCAAACCGCCACAACCTTCACTATAAGGTACGTCTTTATGTTGTTGGTGTCTTTTAAAGGAAGCCATACGGGCAATCGTATCTCTACTAATCGGCTCACGATTTGCTAATTGATTTGCTCTTGCTTTGCCAGTTGCTTCTCCACAAGAACCCCAACCATTTTTCTCTGCCCATTCTAAAGCACGTTTTGCATTGTTAGTTGCACTTTCGGGATAGTCGGTATAGCTTTCGGCAAACTTGCCACCTGCAAGGATAGCTTTCCAAACTTGCATAGCCTTTTCCTCGGTATCGTAGATGCAAGACCCGTTTCCAATCCGATATTTGCCATTAGAGGCGCATTTATATATTGGCATTTCTTATGTGATTATATATTTTTGTGATGTGGTTAATAAATTCTTTATAGTCCATATCCATTTTTGCTACATTACAAGTTTTGCAACAAGTAACTACATTCCCTTGAATATATCCTTTTGAACTATCTATTCTGTCAATACCATTATAGATAAAGTTATACTTAAAATTAGGTTGATTATAGAGCATATTATTGCTATGTTCTGTGCCACAATAATGGCATTTATCTTTAACTAATTTAAGTATCTCTTCTCCTGATAATGTGCAAGTTAAGCCTCTTTTTAAGTATCTCTTATTTAACCTGCTTTTTAATACATTTGCACAAGTAAGTTCTAAATTTTTATTACTAAACTCGTTTGTAAAATTTTGTGTTAGTTTACACTTTTTACATAAAGCACCTCTCCTTCTTATTTCCTCTGCTCTTTGTGTACACTCTATGCCACATTTATCACAAGCATAAGTACCAACAGACCTTAATCTGCCTGACTTGTCTACCTTTGTGTGATAAAATATTTTTGCTAATATTACTGGCATAGTTTACTATAAATATACTTTCGGTCTAAATTTATCTCGTCAAAGTTATACTTCTTTTGGCAAAACTCAAATAGCTTTTGTCCGCTTTCCTTTCGCATATCCGCATCGCTTACTAAATCTTTGATGTGTTTATACCAATCCTTTTGGCTTTTAACATAATGCACGGGCATATCTAAGTAAGGATTAACGTGGCTAACTATGGCAGGGTTCTTTTTAGCAGCCGTTTCTAATACCTTTAGATTTGACTTCATAGCGTTAAACTTATTATCTACGAGTGGGATAACTGAAATATCGCTATCCGTATAAGCACCCATATATTCCGTAACCTTAGCGTAGTTGTAGATAGTAGGGTTAAGTTTAAGACCACAAGTAAAGGCATCTATCATTTTATCCCATATAGGTTTTTCTCCGTCATTGTAACCTGCAATAACAGTTCTTATGTTCATACCTTGTAGCCTTTTGAACGGCTGCCTAAGTATTTCTAAATCTCTTTCGTGCGTTCCGCTACCGCTCCAAAATAATCTAACCTTGTAATCTTCGGTCTTGTTATCCTGGAACTGCTCTTGCCCGTAAGGTAATGCGTTTGGTAAGATGTGAACGTTCTTATTGTAAGGACTTATCATACTTGCTAACCTTTCGTGTGTGCAAGTGCAAAGGTCTGCAACTTCTAAGTAATCGGTAATTAGTTTAGGTATGTTATTAAACTTATATCTTGAATATAACAAATGGCTTTCGCTAAGTTCCCAGTAATCGTCATTGTCTACTACTAACTTAAAGCCGTACTTGGTGCGCCAAGTGTCCATTTGCTTTGCGTTTATTTCGTTTAGCATTCTATTCATTAGCACAATATCCCAACCCTGCTCAAGTAGTTCGTCATTCAATACATCGGTAATAAGTGCGTACTCTTTTTCCATATAAACAATAGGCATCATTATTCGGTGCAGTCCTACACCCGAATTGGCTGAAGTTATACAAAGTATTTTCATAAGTTTATATAATATGTTTTATTCCCATTTGTATAAGCAGATACATTGTTGCTATGCAAACTCCAGGTCTTTTGTACTAATTCATTTTTATTGTAACCATAAGCATCAATGCTATTTTGCTCAATATGATTAGCGGTATATTCTTTAATAAATTTCGTATGCAAACCTGCTGCCCTGCATCTCGTACAATAATCTAAATCTATTGCTCCATAAGGGTCAAGTTCTTGATTGAATGCACCAACTCTTTTTATAGTTTCTTTTGTGATAGTGAAGTTACCAATTAAATCAGCCGTGTCATTACCTGTACTATGTAAAGGAATAGAACAAATACCAATAGTTTTGTCTTGTAAAAAGTCATTTCTTATTTGCAACCAGTTATCAGGTTCTAATATATCGTTACCCATAATAGTTACATAATCTATATTATCAAAGTTTAAATTCCTTAAGCCTTTATTAGTTGCAAATGCTATACCTTCTTCATTAATGATAGTAACTATATCAATATGCTTACCCGCATTTTTGATATTCTCAAACAATGTATTGATGTTCCTATCTTTATAGTTTAAGTATACTATTGCATTCATTATCTTATATTTGAGCCGATTTCTCGTGCAGGAACTCCTGCATATTTAGTATTAGGTTTTGCATCTCCTTTAACAAAAGCACTTGCACCTATCATACAATTTTCTCCTACGTTTGCAAACTGATGCAGAACTGCGTTTAGTCCTATGTTAGCACCTTTGTCAATAATTGAATGCCCACCTATTTTTGCTCCGCAGCTTATAGTAACATTATCTAAGATTGTGCAATCGTGTCCTATGTGTGCGTGTTTCATTATGAAGCAATTATTACCAATGAATGTGTCTATCTCTGTTCCTGCATCTATTGTTACAAGTCCTGTAATAACATTGTTATCGCCAATGTAAACTTTGCCTTTTTCTTTTTGCCAAAACTTCTTATGTTCGGCAGGGTCTCCAATAATACAATAAGCACCAATGTAGTTTCCGTCTCCGATAATTACGTTATCGCCAATTATAGCGGTAGGGTGGATAAAGTTAGCCATTCTTTTTTTTATTTTTAGGTTTAGGTTGCTCTTCGTACCAAGTGTATAAACGTTTAATCATATCGAAGATACAATTACCACACCATACTGTTAAGATAAAATCTGCACTCATATACTTGCGATAAATATGCTCGTACATTTTTAAGATGTCTAAATCGATATTACGCACATACCCATTTTGTACTGTATGCCAATTACCAACGTGTTCGTCTAAAAAGTTGCGGTGTTCTATTTCCATAAGTTCCACATTATTTTTGAAAGTAAAGGTGCTAACACTCCTGGTATAAATACAAACGAAATTATGTCGGTACATATTGTAGGCAGTAAATATAAAGCCAAACCGCTCCAAGCTGCTAAACAACTCGTGCAACTAAAAGGCTTAAAATCTAATTTCCACTTCCTATGGAATTGGTGTATCTCTACAAAGAAAATTGCAAAGCATATCGCTGCTATAATTATCATTTGCGTAATTGTTTTTTAAGTTCTCGTTTAGTTAGTTTTAATTCCCTATGTATTGACATATACGGAATACCAGTTACCCTGCTTAGTTCTTTAGCGTTGCAGTTGTGCTTAATTGCATAAACTCGTAATAGTTCCGCTTTGTACCAGTGCATCTTGGATAACTCATCTTCTACTTTGTTAAGTAAATCTTCGTCTCTATCGTGAACAATTAATTCTACTTCTAAAGGTTTGCGGTATGTCCTATAAAATTGGCTCGTGTTACTTTGCATCATATTAATCATTGTTCTAACCAAATAGAACTTTAATACGTTGCGTGTGCGCATATCAATTAAACGCTCTTCTTCCATTTCACATAGCACTTTAAATAGTTCGCTTCTTAAATCTTCTCGTAAATCTTCAGGCTGCATTTTATCTATTGCTTCCTTAAGTTCTCGGCTTTCCCAAAGTTCTAATATGATGCTATTCTTGTTCATATTCTTTTAGGGTTAGTTTGCCGTTCTCTTCGGTTGCTATATAACAAAAACAATTTGCCGTCTTTGCTAAGTTTAAAAATGATATTTGATAGCTACTTAGTTTATCTCCTATTGCTTTTGTTTCGCAATAAACTGCTACTCCTGTTTGAGTATGAAAGCCAACTACATCTGGAACTCCTTTAAGTCCTATAAAAGTGCGACCCCTAACCGCAAGATTGTTATTACGCCATACAAAGCACCCGTTTTTATTTAGGGTCTTGATTGCTTCTTTAGTTAATTCGTTTGCGGTCATATTACAAAACTATATTAAGAAAATGAAACTTTACCATTTTTAATTTGCAAATCAAAAAATAAAGCTACGGCAATGGCTCTTGCCTGGTTCTTAAGCCATTGCTCAGTCCATTCGTCTCGGTACTGCTTTGCGCTTATGATGTCCATTTTATTAGCTTTGTAAGTAATAATCTCCATAAGTTTCTTTTTAGCAAGTGCGCCATCTTCTTTTGTCCATACCTTAATGCCTGAACTATTAAGCTTTGTAAATACGCTTAATGGGTTAAACAACCTATCGAATGTTCTATTTTCAAGAACCTTGTATTCTTGATAAGAGTAATCAATTATTTCTAAATCGGTTAAATGTGGGATTGCTTCTACTCTTTCTTGTGGCATCATTTTTCTTACTTCGTTTGCTTTTTTCTTGTACCTATCCATAACCTGACTAAAATAAGCAGGACTAAAGTTTTGGTAGTGGTCTATAAAGTCATTAGCTACCATTTGCTTAAACGCTACTTTAACCTCGTTTATTGTAAAGCCGCCATACTCGGTTCTTATCCAATCCTCTAAGATTGCTAATTTAACTTCGCCAGGATTGTTAATGCCTACAAGCTGCATTAAATAAACAAGGTTTTGTTTAAATATGGTAGAGTTCAGATTGCGTACCCTCTCCCCCGAAAAGCTTTGCATAATCTCCTTCTCCATAGGAAGTAGAGTGGATATAGTTGTAGTTTCTAAGGTTGTCGAGTTCGTGCTTATTAAGTTTTGGCTTATTGTTTGTAGTTCCTTTTGCATATGTGGTTGAGTTAGTTATCCAATTATTTGCTGATGCTCTCCAATTTTTCATAGGGTTTTTACCTACTTTCCATCCGTTGCTTTCGTAATAGTTAAAAAACTTTTCTGCTTCTATTTTGCCTTGTTCTAATCCAATACGAAAACTAAAATACTCTAAGGCTTGTTCAAAATTACATTTTGCATTTGTATTTTCTGCAAGTTTTTTCTTTACCATTACCTTATCCTTATCCATATCCATTTCCTTATCCATATCCATAGCACCATATAAGGTGCTTACAAGGGGCTTAAATTCCTCATCTATTAAATTGTATTTTTGTAAAACTTTGATAATTCCGCCGTGTGCTTTGTTGTCTGGGTTAAGTCCACTTGGGTACTGAAAATCTATAAAGGAAGGTATGTACCATTTGTTACCTTCATCTATTCTAATAATTTTATCTCCAAAAAATTTTAAAGCTTCACGCTCCGTTATTTGTTCGCCTATCCTAATTCTTGCTACGTCAATGTCTACCTGCCAAATTCCTGCGTGGTCGCAGTCATCACAGATGTAAAGCCATAGAAGTTTGTAAGGTGCTGAAAGGTTGCGGATAAAAGGTTTTTTCCATTTCTCCGTGTCTGTAAATCGTTTTGCCATAAAAAAAGAAAAGACCCAAGAAGGAGCGAACTTCAAGGGTCTTTATTATTTAACCACTAAACACATTATGGGTTCGCTCTTCCTTAATGTGTCTTATATTTATGTTGCAAATATACACTAAATTTCTTTAAGTTCTAATTTTAAGCAAAGTTTTTTTAGCTTAGTTTTAAACCAGTCCTCAGTTTCTATTAGGTTATTTGCTTGTTTTATGTTATGGATAGCAGTAGTATGGTCGCTTGTTCCTGTGTATTGGCTTATCTCCTTAAGGCTTAACTTTGTGTATCTCCTGAGTAAGTATGCCGCAGCCTTGCGCCCAAACGTTGTTTTTAAACTCCTATCCTTTATTAATACATCGCACTCAAACTCTTCGTCTACCAATTTGACAATAGTTCTCGCACCAATGTCTAACCCTAAAGGTTCGTTATCTTCTATGCCTAACAATCCAAGTTGCTGCATCATTTCGTGCAGTTGCAAATGGGTGTTACGTTGTGCAAAGTATAACTCCTTTAATTGTCTTATTGATATGTCCTTCTTTCTATTTAGCATAATTAAAACGGCAATCCTTCCGTATCTTCTTTAGGTTTAAAATCGTTTACATAAATCTTGTAATCGGGTTGCTTATCCTCGGTCTTGTAAGCATTAACCCACATTGAATACTTAACATCGTTAATTGTAAAATTAATTACTTCTCCTTTAGCGGTCTGCTTTTTCCAAGCACCTGCACTCCATTTTTTTTGTTCCATTTTTATTTGTTTTTAATTGAATATTGAGCTACTAATTTACTTTGTTTTTTCGTACCTATGTTAATTAATTCCGTTTGTACTTTGTAGCCTTTGCGTTTTAATTCAAACACTACGGCTGCAAGTCTAAGGCTGTTGTAATTAGTTAAAGCCTGGATTGGTGTCAATGTTTTGCCCGATAGCAAGTGGTTCAAGATTTGTTGTTGTTGTGTCATTGTTATTGATTGGGTTAAAAAAAACGGGTTTGTCTAATTTGTTTTCATACTTTTTAATAAAGGCTAATAAGTCCTCGTATGCCTCTTCGTTATACCAAGCGTAATGGTAAACTTCTGCAAGTAACATCTGCCTTTCAAATGGTAATAGTTCCCTCATTAGCTTTTCTTTATTGTTTCTTTAATCTTGTTAAATTCGTCTAAGGTCTTGATAGCTTTGATTTTCTCGATAGCCTTATACTTTTGTTCCTGAGTAAACTTTGTCTTATCTAACTGCTCAATTAAGAATGCCTTTTGTCCTTCGCTTACTTCGTCTTTATGCTCATTTGTAGCATCTGCATCTTTAGTGTCATCTATGGCAAATAAACCATTCATAGCATATTTACGAGCATAAGAACTTGAACTACCCGTAATTTGACTTGAGTCCATTCCCTTTTTATTTTCCTCTTCACGAGCAAGACCCGTGCAAGTAATGTTATCTTCTCCGTTACTTAAACAAGCGGTAGCCTTTACATAAACTCTACCGCCTACTTCTATAACCTCATCGCTTAACATTAAAGCGTAGCCGTACTTATGGCATATAGGTTTTGCAGCTTCGATTATATCTTCTGCACTTCGGTACTTGTATTTAGCAAAAGCATTGAATTGGTTTTTAGGTGCTTTTAATTCCTGTTGAATTTTAATTAGGCTCATTTGTTTCTGGTGTTGTTTCTTTAATAATATAATGTTCTAATACTTCGATAGTCGGCTCTTGTTTTTTTCTCATTCCTATAAATATTTCATAGGCTTGTGAGTAGTCCAACGATATAGTGTCTTTTTGGTAACGACCATCTACTGTTGTATAATAGTAAACATCGCCTCTATGGTTAGTTTCTTTTACAAATTCAATCTTCATATAATTCGTTTTTTAAAAGTTCAAGTTCTGCATTGTTTTCTACCCAACGAGTAAACGTATAATCGTCATCTTCGTAATCGTAGTTTTTAGGCAATAAGGCGGGGTCATAAGGGTTTGATGTAGTCCTGCTCCCGTCAATTAATATGTTCCCGTATCGCTGATATTGGAACATTTGGTAGTTGGTTAAATGTGTCATTTTGTGTTTTGTTTACACAAATATACAACAATACACAATACAAAGTGCAAAACTATTAAAATATTTTAGAATTATTTTTGCAACAATGTTGCATTTGTACTTAGAAACGTACAAAATAACGTACAAAGTAAAGCTAAAACTTTACAAATTATGTAATAAAGTAAAGGTATAACTTGCCAAAGTCGGCAGTAAAATGCAGCCAAAAGTAGTAGTATTACTACCTTTTGTTGTACTAAAGTGCAACATTATAGTAGCTTCTGGAAGTAAAGTTTATCGTAACCCCCGTATGAATATTCGGGTAAGTAAAGCTTAAACCCACACGAAATAAGATTATTAGCACTTGGAAAGTTATCAAGTGTTGTGTATGTAATAGCTATATGGCAAAAAGTAGACGCAGCTTTTAACCTGGTCTTAATCATTCGTCTTTGTATTCCTTGCCCTCTATAATCTTTATGCACCCACGCCCTGTTAAATATGCAGATGCCTTTAGAATAAATTGAGCCGCAATAAGCAACAATTCGGCTCATATCGTCAAGCATAACCCACCATTCACGATTGAATTGAAACTCGTCAGCGCACCCCTTAAAGTTTGGGTTTGTGTAATCTAATTCCCTTAGTTTCTCGTAAGTTTCTCGGTCTAAAATATTGCCGAAGCTAAATATCTTTTTGAGGCGCATTGGTTAGTAATAGTTTTTTTAAGTATAGTGCTAAATCTAAAGCCTCTTCGTAAGCGTGTTGCAACCATTCGTCTTGGCTTAAATCGGTTCTATCCATTGTAGTTCCGTATTCCTTTAAGCCTCTTACTTCTCTTGCTTGTAAATCTTTTATTGTTTGGTCAAGTATGTTGCTCATTATTTGTCTGTTTTGCTATGTATCTTAAAACAAGTTTTGCATTTGTATAATATCTTTTTAACTCCTGTTGCGGTTGTACGCCTCATTTGTATTGTAATATCATCGCTGCCACATTCAGGGCAAGAGCCTCGGTCTTGTCCGAAGATAACTCCGTAATGTGTTTTAGGTTCGATGTGGTTTTTAAGTGCATTAAATACTTGCTCTAATAATACAACATCTTTTTGGCAGTACTTAATCATTTTAGCCATTGCCACTTTGTCCTTATGCAAGACAATGTCTTTCCATAAACTATATTCGGTTTTTATCTTAGTGCCAATGCCTAAGTAGTCAGCTATGTAATTAAGCTTGTTGCTATTAAATCTAAACTTTTGACGTGCTACTTTTAACGTGTCAATAGTAACGTAAGAAGGGAACATTTCAATCTTATGAAACAAGCAGCGTGTTCTTATCCACGCAAGGTCGAACTTGTCGCCATTATGCCCTACTAATTCCGAAGCCGTGTTTGCTACTTCAATAAAACTTTGTAGCATCTTTTTATCGTTCTGTTTGCTATCCCATTGTAAGTAGTAAACTTCTTTCTCATCTTCCCACTTGTAACAAATACAAATAATAGCACGTTCTTGTATTATGCTATCAGCCGTTACATTAAGCTTGTAACCTGCACTCCAGAAAAAGCCAACGTTGGGCGAGGTTTCGATGTCAAAGAATAGTCGTTTTCGTTTTGATTTTAGCATTGTTTATTTTTGGCTGAATTTATCTATTGTTGTAGTACCCATTGCAGCTATGCAAATAACCATTACGGCATCTACAAGTTTATCCGAAGGGGCAATCTCTTGATGCGTAAAGCTATTAGCTAATAAGGTAATACATATAAATAAAGCCGATAGTAAAGCAATAACTCGCTTTGTAGACACGCTACCTCTTTCGTCTGATAATAAATTGGCTAACCATTTCATAGTATTAATTTAAGGTGTGAAGTATAATTTTGACTCAGATGCTCTACGCTTTGTAAGACCTGCAAGAACTTTGCCACCTGCTTTATCCCACTTAGCAAACTCTAAAGCTATTGAAGGGTCATTAGGGTTAGCGTTTACCTTCTTTAATAAAGTAGAACTCTTTAGGTTTCCGATACCTGCGTTATAGGCAAAGCTTGTAAGGGCAGCGAACTGATTAGGTGTAACTGAACTTTTAACTAATGGAGCAACTTTGTCTGCAAACTCTTTAGCTATAATTTCAAATAACTCATTTGCTCGTTCTTGGGTAATCTTATCGCCAGGCTTTACAGGTTTACCATCTTCAAAAAAAGTATTCCCGTAGCCGATTGTATCTTTTGCAGCACTGCATTTGTAAGCCACTAATTTGCAGCCTTCGTAGAATTTAATTAGGTCTTTTCCTTTTTCGTTTAATTGCATTTTATTTTATTTTAAAATCTTTATTAATACCGATTGAGTACGCACCAAAAGTTCCACCAAAGGCACTTTGCGCTCCGTAACTTAAAACAAATGAATAATCTTTTTTTAATGGAATAGTGTAATTAAAATCGTATTCCATTGTTATATCTTTATAATGGTAAAAATATCCTACCGCAGCACTTACGCTAAAGTTTTCATATATAGGGAACGTAGCCATTATTTCTTGGTAAAAATCTTTACTATCATAAGTCCACCAACCGCTATTAATACCTACTGCCGTTTTGCCAAAATACTTTCCAACCTCTATAGTTCCACCTAATAAATTTTTAGTATCATTTAAAGGTGTGTTAAAAGCTACGTTTGGAGCAGCCATAACATAATACTGAGCATTGCCTTTTAACGCAAAAAACAAGCATATTATTGCTATTAATCTCATTTCTTTTTCTTTTTAGTAGCAGCTTTTTTGATAGGCTTTTTTACAACTTTCTTCTTTTTAAACATATCATATACAATAGAACCAAGTAAAGCAATAGCTAAAGCAATAGCACCTATCATAAAATGAGAGAACTTGTTAAGCAAGGTTATCATTCCTTTGGTTTCCTTTGCTCCTATTGTTGTTTGAATGTCTATTAAATCGTTTACATACTCTAAAACAGGATAAATCTTTTTATCCATTTCTTTGGCTTCCTCATCACTAACTATGCCGTCTGCCGATATTTGAGCAAAATAATTATCAGCTTCGGTAATATACATTTGCGCTTTATCGCTTACTTCTTTCTCTTCTGGTGTTTGGAATGTCTTTAAGTAAGCAGCCCACATTGTATCTGTAATCTCCTTTTCTTTTTGGATAGCAACTAAATCGATTTTGCCGCCTTTAATAACTTTAATTTGGTCTTGTATTGCTGAGCCGTAATAATCAAATTTGCGGCTCAAATAAGGTTGCGGTACTAATCTATCTTGGTAAACGCTTGTTGCCGTCTTTTTAATTGTGTATTCTACATATTTACCAAACCCTGCAATAGTCAAAATTATTGCAGTAAGAATGATTAGTAATGTGTTTTTCATCGTTTTCGTTTTGGTTTTGTTTGTTCTTTTTTCATAAAAGACATAGGGTCTGCTGCAAATTGACTACTTATTTTTAATACCCCTTGTATTATCTCAGGGCTATTTAAACCAACTAAGCCATAAGCGATAGCCTTGTACATCGACTCAACTTCAAACTGCTCCATAATAAACCAAGCAATAAGAGATGCAATCATAGAACTTATCATTTTTTTAAAGATATCTCTAATAGATTGCTCTTCATTAGTTGTAACAAGCCTTGCTACCATACCTGCTGCACCAATAAGCAAAACTACCCACCCCCCATTGATGAAGCTATTTATTAACTTGTCCAAATTATTTCCTTTTCCAAAAGAATAAGATTAGCGTAATTATCAAAATAAGAGCAATTAGAGCCTTATAAAATTCGCTGAAGGACTTATCCTTAGTTTTAGTTATCTTCGAAATTTGGGTACTTTCTGTTCGACTGAGAGCCATTGAGTCCGTCTTTGTCTGCTTACTATCCGTTTGTTTCTCTTTTGTGCCTCTTGTGTAGGTCTCCGTGTACTTAGGAATAGTTATCATACTATCCTTGGTAACCCACAAAGTATCGTAGTAAGTAATGGTCTTGGTAAAATACTCTTCCTTTTCTACTACTTTGGTAACGCTATCAAAAACAATCACACGCACACTATCAAATGTTTTGACAACAGTGCTATCTAATCGCTCCGATGCCTTCTTTACCGAAGCACACGAAGTAAGTAATAAGGCTAAAAAAATTAATCTCATTTAAGCTTTTTAGTCATTTTGTAATAGTAACGGATAGCCATAAGACCGGAAATAATAGCCACCAAACTTGCAATCAATGTGAATAGCGGTTGAATATCCGATAGGCTTAAAATAGCACTAATTACTGAAACGATTGTTGATTGGTCTGCTTGGTGGTTATTTGCCATTATAGTTCTTCTTCTTCTTGTTTGTTAAATTCTACGCCAGTAACCCAATCTTGTAAGAAAGTAAAGTCCTTAAGACCTTCTGGGTTTACAACGTTAATTATTTGAAAATCAAATTCTTTATCATTTAGCGCATCAATATCTTTGGTAAGCTTCTTGATGCCTTCTTTAGAGAATTTGTAATTTCCTTTGTCATCAAGTAACAAGCAATCCTTATCGTCTGTCTGCGCATTGTCTAAACGCAAAATTTCAACTTCGGCTTGATAGTCCTCGTGATGTTGTTTAACCTTCTCGTAAATTTTAACGAGCTTCTTTTGTGTCTTAGTTTCTTGGCTACCGATTACGGCATTAAGGTTGCTCACTAATTGGAGCAGTTGTTTGTTCTTCATAGTTTGTTTTTGTTTGTAAAGATAATTGTGGATTGCTAAACGGCAAAGGTAAATTTACGATTGGGGGGTTTTTAAGGTTCTCAATCTGTGTAGCTAAGTTTAAGTCCATAGCTTCTACGTTGTTACCTGCAACTAACCACTCGCATACTTGCTCGTAAGTTAAATCTTCGTAAGCAGTAAAGTCGGTTTCCGAAGGAGTAGCGCAGCCCATTGCTCCGTAAACTTCTGCGGTGTATTCTCCGTCTTTACCTTCGTATCTCCAATGTACTGTTTTTACTACATCGGTTAAACCATCTTCGCTTGGTGCGGTGTCCATTTGGCTAATAAGCCATTTTGTTTCTAATGCCATTTTTATTTTATTTTAAGGTGTTCCTTGTAATGCAGGGATTGAATAAATTTGTCCATTAATTTCTATGTAAATAACTCCTGTGGCAGTTCCAGTTCCACCTGCTGCATAGCTTCCAAGTTTCCAAGGTTGTGCGCTACCAGAACTTGGTGCGGTTGTTTGTATTGCACCTGCCTTGCTTACGCTAAACTGAGAAACGCTACCTACTTTTAAATTCAATAATTTAGAAGATGCTCCACTTGCCGTGTTAGTTACGTTTAAGTAAATACCATCTGGGTTGCCCGTAGTGTTCCAAGTTGTATCAAGGTATAATGCACTTGCATTTGATGAAGATGAAACTACTTGACCTGAACCATCAAAGTAAGAAAAGCTACTTGAAGGCAATACTGTATTATATTGACCTGTGATTGCAACACTTCCTGCTACTTGTAGTTTTCCTAAAAAGCCCTCTGTTGTTGTTCCGATTAATACTGCTCCACCATATCTTTGAAGTGATAAAGGCATAACATCTGTTCCTCTATTTAATGATTGAATAAAGGATACGCTATTAGTTTCATCAACACCTATGTTTAATAATTTACCATTTGCTCCACTTGTTGTTTTTACTACTAATTGTGCGTAAGTATCAATGCTTGAAAATGTAATTGTTCTGTTTACTTCTAATAATGAATTTGGAGCAGTAGTACCTATACCTACGTTACCACCTCTTTGAACAGTGAATCTGCTATTATAATTTGTGCCATCAAAATATCTAAAGTTTACTATTCTGTCAGTATCAGTAGCAGCTTGAATATCTACTACTAACCCAATATCATTATTGCCATTCCCACCTGCACCTGTTTGTCTAATGGTTGCTGTAGTACTATTTGTTGCAGCTGTTTGGTAAACTTGTAATGGATTACCTGCTGATATGCTGAATATTCCTGTTGTCGCAGTTACACTACTTGAGAATGTAGCTGCTCCTGCACTTGATATTTTAAATACAGAGCTTCCATAAGTAGTTCCACCTGCTGTTGTTGAAGGTGCTAATTCAAAACCATTCGCTAATGTATTGTCTTTACTTATTTGCCAGTTTACTGATGTTCCTGCTGTTCCACCTCTTAATTCAATGCTATTGTAATTATTAACAGCCCCACCATTTGAAAATATTGCAGATAAACTTGAAGCATTAGAAAATGTACTTGTTGCATTTGTAGTAATTGACGAACTAAATGTAGCTGCTCCTGACAATGCTATTGTTAAAGCAGGACTGCTATAAGAACCACCGCCATAACGTGCTAATTTGTAGTTACCACTTGTATCTGCCCATTGCCCCCAACCTGCATTTGAGGCATTACTTTGTGCAATAGTTAAAGCATAATCATCGGAAGCACCTTTAATAGTTACACCATTTGAATAACCGCTTGTTAAACCTACAAACAATCTACCACTCGCATCTAACGTCATTGCTTGGGTAAAGGATATAGCGTTACCTGCCGTTCCTGAAGGGGCTGTTAACCATCTATGTTGCCCACTAAGCATTATATATTGAGTAGCAGTAAATGCACCTATATACTTCCAACCTGCATTAAAGTATCCGTTTGATGTTATATATGTACCATCATCACCTTGATTATATATACTTGCTCTTACTACTTGTAATGCAGGAGTAATACTCCACGCACTCGGTGTAACTCCTAATCCTAAATTGCCTGAAGCGGATAAAATTAACCTATCAGTTGAATTTTGTCTAAAATGAAGACTAGCATCACTTGATAAAAATAATCTCCAATTAACATTTGTGTAAGAAATGCCACTTGTTCTTGAAATGTTTAATGCAGGAAAATTATCACCTGCTTGAGATATTTCAAGTGTACGAGAACCAGCAATTAAAGGAGATGGAGTTGTAGTTCCTATGCCAACTGCTACACCATCATCAAACACTTGACTATTCCCCACCGTTGTACTTCCTGTAAACTTAGGTAGGTAGTTGGTAGTACCACTACCTGTTATTGAACCACTACCTATTGCTTGAGTTGACAATAATCCATTTGCATCAGCAACAACCATTCTTGTTCCTGTGCCTGCAAGGTTAGAGAATGTAGCTGCTCCTGCTGCATTAATAGAAGCAACTGTAACAACTCCTGTATTTATAACAAAACTTTGAACCCTAAAAACTTCTCTTGTTCCTGTGGTAGTATTTTTGAAAATAGTTAATGCAGGTGAATTATCTGTTCCATCTGTTGAAAAAAATACAGGTGTGTTTTGATTAAATATACCCGTTGTTACCGCCCCCTGCACCAACAATCCTTGCGCAGGTGCTGCCGATGTTGTTCCAATAGATAGTCCACTATTAGAACCCAACGTCATAGCTTGGGTAAAGGATATAGCGTTACCTGCCGTTCCTGAAGGAGCAGTATGCCAAGCGTGTATATTTCCATTTTGTTGATATAGTGCAGCAGAGCCATTTCTAAAATATTTAATATTTGTTCCATCATAGTAATTATTATGAACAAAATTTGTAACTGCGCTTCCACTAAAAATACCACCGCCCCAAGTATTTATTTGAATGCCTTTAAACGATGTCCAAATATCAGCACTCGGTGTAACTCCTAATCCTAAATTGCCTGATACTTCTTGTAAAGTACTATTCCCTATTGTACTTGCACCTGTAAACTTAGGTAGGTAGTTAGTAGTACCTGTTCCCGTTACTGGATTAGTTAAAGCGTTTTGCTTGTTGTTAAACGTAGTCCAATCGGTAGAAGATAAAGCACCCGTTGTAGAACCTGATGCTAAAGCTAAACTTAATACCTGAGTAGATAAACTAAGACCATTAGCCGTTCCTATTGTTACTGCGTTGTGTCTTGCTGCCGTATTCGCTGCTACGTTTGTGTTAGCGTTTACTCTTGCCTCGGTGTAGTAAAGGTTTGTACCTTCTGCGATGTTACTTGTTGTTAAAGTAACCGCACCCGTTAACCCGTTTACACTTGATACACCCGTAGTTAAAGCACCGATATTCCCGTTTAACTTTTGTATCGCACTTAATATACTATCGCTTGAAGTTATCGTACCTGCTCCGCTTGTGTAACCCGTTAAGGTACTTGCAATAGCACGAGCATTCGTAAAATAAAGGTTTGTATTTTCAGTAACTTGACTTGTATTGTAATCGCCACTAACCGCCACAACTGCTCCCGTTCTACCGAAAACAGAAGTAACCGCATCGGTGTTATCGTCAGTCCAAGAAGCCGTTATTGTTCCCCCGTCTTGTTGTGTAAGTGTTAAGGTCTTTGTTGTAGTACCCGTTACCGCAGCACTATTTATTTTATCGTTGTATGCAGCGTTCCAATTAGTAGCACTTGCAATATAGGCATCGGCTAAATCAGTATTTAAATGTAATTCATCAAGTAAAGTAACACCACCCGTAATAGATGCAGCGTTGCCACTTCCTGAACTCTTAACAACAGTTAAAGCCTCTCCGCTACCGCCCTTAGTAATTGATGCAGCAACTCCGCTACCGCTTGAATGATTAATTACTA